TAATCAGATTTCTCCGTGCTGAACATATATTCAAATGTTTTTCCACTTTCTTTGAGAATCGCTTTGATTTCAGAAATTTTAAAATCACGCTCTCCGCACAGTTTTGTTCTGACTGCGCCTATATGCGTTTCAGCTAATCCACAAATTTTAGAAAGTTTAATCATTGAAATATTATTATCAAGCATCCATGCTTTGATATTTGGATAAACACATCTATCAAGTGAAGATTTCCGCACAGACCTTTCTTTTCCCATGAAACTCGATATGGATTGCTGAACGCATTGTCTTGTAACGCCGTATCTTTCAGCTATTTCTTGATATGTACAACCATCAAGACGCATTTTTATCATTTCAAGAAGTCTGTCTTTATTTTCCTGCGTCATCATTTCCCTTATCCCTCCTTTTCCTGCACCACTGCGGGCAGTTTGATACTTTATGCTTAATCAGGTGAGTTCCTAAATTCCTCCGCAAATCCGTTTATGATAGGGCACCATGAAATTAAAATATTCTGACAAAAAGACAGCATTTGTTTATCTTTCTTATCGTAATACTCCTTTGTCAGTTCTCCCATCTTCCGGTTATATGCTGTCATATCATGGTCTGACAGAAAATCCTTATACATTGCCCATATCGTATTCTGTATGTGAGAAATCTCTTTATGCCTTTCCTCTATTTTTTCCCGCATGATACCCCCCTAAATTACACATTTTTGTTAAAAGTAACACATGGTTACACAAATACGTTACACTAAAAAACCTAGCATTTATGCGGCGTTTACACTGGTTACACCATTTTGTCACCGTTTTTATAAATCACGATTGATGTATTATATATGTATATCTATATACCTATATACTGATATAAAATTAGTGGTGTAAAATGTGTAAAAGTGTAACCTTATAATCAATCAAAGGGTAGCTTCATCTGTTCATCAACCTTGATAAAGCCATTATCATCTGTCTCAAATTCTGAATCGTTTGAAACATTTTCCACTTTCACCCAGACGCACCGCACAAGCGTACCGTTAACCTTTGTAGGTTTCGTGTTCTTGTCACCGTACTTGTCAATCAGCTTCTTTTTCGCCGCCCATGACAAGAAAGATTTCTTTGAAAATCCTCCTGCCTTGCACAGTTCATCGAAAGCATGATTAAAAAATACAGCAAAATCACCTTTCATAATGCCCCATTTTTCGCAGTTTGTATCAGCGTCAAACCGTATTTCATTCATTGCCACCTTATCAAGTATGTACTGATAGCACCGCTCATTATCTGACAGCTCATTCCGGTCAATTAAGACCTTTTTCGCTTCATCAATAGAAATATACTGCCCGTCCTTAAAAAGAGCGTCTGTGGCGATTTTATCCGCTGTCAGAATGATAGAAAGTGATATGCTCTGCTTCTGCATCTTTTCATCGTCAAAAAGCTGCTGCTGAAAATCTTTCTGTATCTCCCGTACGGCATCCGCACCCATAGCCTTTATGACTTCCACAAAATCTTTTCCAGCAAAACCATAGTTCTGCTTTAGTGTGTCAGCAGTCAGTTGTGGATCCGCATACACCTTTTCGCCACACTCAATTTCCAGAATGCGGTTTATGGCGCCGCCTTGGTTGACATATGATGTCAGCGGGCGTTCCCCGTTCGTAAGTATGCAGTTATTCCAGTGGCTTTCCGTATTGATTCCTATATCCCGGTTGGAACGTGTCTTCCCCTTGCCGGAACAGAGGTCATATACCACGCCCTCAAAGTTTTCCTCAATGCGCCGGTTCTTCTTGCTGGTATCGTCCAGAATCATAGGCAGATGGTTCAGCATATTGGCTTTTGCCTCAAGTGCCACATCCGTGGTTTTAAAATCCCCTATATAGGCACTCTCTGCTGGGTTCGCCCATACAGAAGCCGCTAACATCAAGGTCACAGTCTTTCCGCCTTCTGTTTCTCCCCACAGGTCAACAAAAAATGGTAATGCTCCTATTGGGTGGATTAGCACGCTTGCAAAGGATGCCGCCAACATCATTTTTATTTCTGGCCGGCCGGTACGTCTTAATTCCTTGACATGCTCATACCACTTGTCCCGTTTCCCATGCTCCCCAATGTTCTCAAACAGCTGCCGGAACCGACTGTCTCCGTCAAAAGTGATTTCCGTGTCATAAGGGAGAAATTCTTTCTTAATCCACCCTAATTTAGAACTGGAATACTGCACCGCTATTTGGCTCGTATTTCGGTTTTCCACATCAGACAGGTATCTCACCAACAGCTTCGCATTTTCGCTCGTTACGGCCACTCCACGGCCTGATAGGGCCACTATTTTGCTTGCAGAGGTTATCATGGTCTTTGGTATAATAATTTCCTCCCAACGCCCATTACGCTTAAAGGCAAGTTTGATCTGCTCCTCGCCCGTTTCAAGGTTCTTTAGGCGCTCAACGGGAAGTATTGGGTGGTAACACGCTATCTGCTCCACCGTTGCCATATTCTGTGCGTATATGCCCGTTTCCCCTGCAATCCACGAACCGCAGTACATATTTTCATATGGCCCCTCAAAATCTGTATAATTGTTCATTCCGGCAGTCTGCTGCTGTTTCTTACGTTGCTTAGTTTCCCTGTCAACTTTTTTATAGGCATTAAGCATTGTTTCAAACTTCTTTTTTACGCCAAGTTCTGCTGCCCGGTCTTCAAGTGATAAAATCAATCTTGAACGGTGTATCTCATTTTCCTCGTTGAAAATTTCCTCGAATATGTTATCCGCAAGAATTGTTTGTTTGTCCAATTTATTTAATAATTCCATAACATTCCTCCGGATCATTTAATATTTCCCATAGATATTCTTGATACTGCAATGCGTTGTATGTATCCGCCCAAGCATCAGAAAGCGGTTCCAGTCGGTCAAGCCATTTGCGGTAAACTTCCATCAGGAGATAGTTTAATTCTCTTTTCTGCTTTAGCTTTTCCTCAATCTTCCGCTGCATTTCTCGTTTCTTTTGAGCCTGATAAATCTTAAGTCTGGTGGAGAAACTGTTGTCAGTCTCCCCACCAAGTTCCTTAAATGCCTCTTTGAAAGACAAACCATCCATCAGCATAACAAAGGTAAATATGTCTCCTGATTGACCGCATCCGAAGCAATGAAAGTCTTTCTTATATATCTTCATGCTCGCCGTCTTTTCCTTGTGAAACGGGCAGCATATAAACCCTGCCCTGTTCGGCTTTGGAAGTCCGTACCGTTCCAGAATATCTTTCATGGAGTAGAGGTCTTTTATTTCTTCCTTAGTCACTGTTACCAACTCCACCTGAACACACAATATCAAGAATTTCATGTTCAAGTTCCACATTTAATATTGCTCCATGCGGAATATCCTTTATTCTCCTTACAACTTTATCCATGTCATAGGCTGTACGCTGTTCAGAAATAAACTTTTTCAGGTCATCAAAGGAAATATGTTCTGCTCCTGCTTCTTCCAGTGCTGTCATAAATCCCAAAAAAGAATCAGCATCTATCAATCTCACTGACACACACCTCAATTCCCCAAAATTTCTATAATTTTCTTCCCTGTTTCTTCCTTTTGGCAGAAAACGAAATCAACATTATATCTGTCACGAATCGTACACAGCGACTTGTAAAGCTGATTCCCGTCCACTGCCTTGGCTGATATTACGTCCTTTACACGCTTGCCGTTGACCGTTTTCCACCGTATCTGATACTTGCGGGGGTTGCTCCAGAAGTACACATCTTCAAGGCTCTTAATATCCGCCCCATGCTCGCAGAGGATAACCAATTTTATCCCCTGCTCCTTCGCACGAAGCAACTCAGCCTTAAAGCGTTCATGCTGTTTACTGCTCACATTCCCGCATATCTCCTGCAAGTCCTTTTTGCGGTCAATTACCAGTCTCGGATTGTCCAAAGACTGATAATCTCCCACATACATTTTTGAGCGGAAATACTGCACTCCAAGCGTGTCAAACTGCCCTTTTATGCGCTCCCATTCTTTGGCATGTTCGCGTGTGTCCACTTGTATCTGCATAAAATCACCTTAATCTTTTTCCACAAATTCTTCGCAACTATCTCTGTATTCTGTTGGAAGTGAGTAGTTTTCGCTTTCTTTGCATTTGCAGATAAATTCTCTTTCCGACCTGTCATATTTGCTAAATTCGCAATTTCCGCAACATTTACTCATAAAATTTTCCCTCCTAGTTAAACGGCAATTCTTCGTCAATACCGTCCGGAATATTCATAAACCCATCATCTCCCGGCGCCCCATAGTTCGGCATACCGCCGCCCTGCTTATACTCCTTATATGCTTTTGTTTCGTTCATATCAGGAATGGAAGCATCCGCAACCTTGTCAAGCGACACAAACCACCGCAGGACACGCTTTTTCTTTTCCTCGCCGTTGTAGTAGTCCATCTGCTCCCCGAACACGCCACCGATTTTTTTTCCCTTGAAGCACTGACAGAACTTATCTCCCCACTGTACCTGAAAGCCGGCATTTGAGTGTTCTACGCACGTTGTAAAGGTCTTAAAATTCCTTGTGCATTTCCCGTCTGCGTCCTCTGTCAGTACGTACTGCGTTGCCTGATTAGGCCATTTCTTATCAGGGCGAATATCGTTCGCAAATTGTTCCGAAAAATACCCTGGCTGTTTGTCATCATCTGCAAAATCGAACAAAACAACAATCATGGGCTTTCCTGTGCTTGACTGCTTCTCGCTGATCTGTTTGATAATCAGTTTATGCCCCCCTAATTCCGGCGGCTGATACTCTCCTGTAGGCGTATTTTCATAGTTGTTAGGCCTGTTTACTGCCATATCCTTAATCCTCCTTGTAATAATCCCTGATTGCCTTTTCCACCAAAAGCAAATCATTGTCGATTGTCAGCGTTTCAAACATTCCAATGGGGGACTTGCTCACAGCCCCGTCTGATGCCTGTGTCACAAATAAATGCTTGCCGGATTCCTCAATGCACCGCAGGACAATTGTAAACATGCCCTCAAGACACACCTTTTCGTCAATCAGCTTGCCGATGGTCTTAGGCTTCACGTCCCCAAAGTCGTTCTTGTCCTCGTGCATCATCACATAGACAATCTTATCTGCCGGAAGCTGATTTGTGATACAGTTAATGAGATTCCAAAAGCTATCCCCGATTTTGTTATAAAGGGTAAATACTCCATTGCCATTCCCGGCGTTTGAGTGTCCACGCATAAACATATTCGTAATAAGATACCCGGCATCATCAATGACAATATTGTGCGCCTTGGAACCACCCAAACACTTCAATACCGTTTCGTAATCATCTGTTTTCCAGCCGTCCACCTTACCCTTGAACGGCAATGGCTTATTGATAACCCTGATAAGGTTCCAGTCAGGATTTCCCGAACAGTTTCGCAGGCTTGTGCTTTTGCCAGAACCCGATTTACCCATAATTAATACTGGAAGTCCCATATTTCCCTAATCCTCCAATCTCCTAAGATTAATCCTCTTCTTTAACCACTTCAAACCCTAAGAACCGTCCGCAGTCCTCCCGGTCAATGCTGTACTTTGACTGATTTACATAGTCGGCAAATACCGAGACTCTGACAGACATCTCCAACAGCTTTTTATATTCCTCCACAGAAATAGTAATTTTTTCTTCCATGTCCCTATCCTCCTATAATTCCTCTCCAACCGTCACAAACGGCAGTTCGTATATCCATTCAGTTCACCGAATAGACAAATGCTCTCCCCGCTCTTTCAGCACAGCAAAAGGCAGTTCTACGCCGTTTTTGAGCGCTTCACGGATTTTCGTGTTGTCCGGTTCTTTCCGGCAGTATTCGTCAGGTATTTCCATGTCCGGCACAATCTCCATAGGCTGTAACCCGCCGTTCTTCTGGATGCCGAAACTGAACAAATCCGTCTTAAATTTTGTCTTGCCAGTGGCTTTCATGCTTTCATACAAGTGCTGTTTGAGCCGCTTCTCATTGTTCGCAAGAGTCTCCATCCTTTTCTGCATCCGTCCGACTTCCGCAGCATACTTTTCTGATTCTGCCCGAAGTTCTTTGATGATTCTGGCATAGTTATCAGCCTTGATTTCAAACTCTCCCTCAATCCCCTCCAAGGTATCCTTGAATGCCTGCAGGTCAAGGTTATCCTCTTCCTCCAACATTTCCAACAAGCGGAGGTAATCTCCTGTGATTTCATACAATGTACTCATTTTCCCTATCCTCTCTTTCTGCCTCCTCGTAGGCTTGTCTTTCTCTTTTCAGCCGGTGCCTATTTGGAATGCCATACTCTATTTCATCCCATACCCAATCAACGACCATTCTATTTTCAATTTGTTCCATTTTTTCCAATTCCCCATAAATAAGACAAGGAACAAACACAGCAGATAGCTGGTATAAATATGCTTTTACTGTCCATTGATGCAACAGAGATCATAAAAATCCAGAATGCCATATTGTCCCTCACTTTCATTCTCACTTCCCGTTTTCCCTTTCCAATTCTGCCGATATGGACAGAATTTCATCTGCATAAGCAGAAACGTCTGCAGATCCGTTCAAAACATCCTCTGCAGAGCTGTCGCCGTTGTAAATCATAAGAGCGACACTGACATCTTCATACTCCAAGATCAGATCCGACAGATAATCTGTTCCGACCAGCATGTTTTGCATCGGTTCAAATAAATCTGAAACACCAAGTTTGTCCATACGGTCTTTGTGCCACTTAGTCGATACCTGCATGATTCCAATATGACCATCTGACTCTGCATCCGACTGCAAACCGCTTTCTTTAAAACAGATCGCCTGTATCAGTTCCGGGCAGATATCGTACCGATCCCCAAGCTCTTCCGATATCTCCCGAACTTCCGCCGGGACGTCAACTGCCTGTCTTACATCCGAAGCCCTGGCCGTTACCGCCGATGCATCTCTGTCGCAAGTGTAAAAAATATGCCACATGCAAATGATAATGCGTCCAAGTTCTCACCTCCTTCACATTTTCATAAACTTCAAAATCTCTTCATCTGTCGCTTCAAACTCTTTAAAGATGATCGCCAGATCGTTATGTTTAAGAGTGTCCCTTCCCGCTTTTAAACCAGATAGGCGGGCGGATGCTGCCTGCTGTGTTATGCCAAGCATTTCCCCAAGCCTTGTCTGGTTCACATCTTCGAGAAGCATCTTTCCATTGATCCAGACGTACAAATCCCGAAGCATGTACTTTTTTTTACTGATCGCCACCCTCG